CCGAGAGGGACAGCAGCGTGGAATCCGCTCCCTGCGCCGGCTCCTCCAGCACCATGGTGGAGCGCACCGCCAGCGCGGCGGCGTCGATGCCGACCGCCCCGTCCTCCAGGAGCAGCCATGGATCACGGGTGGTAGCCTCGTCGGCGCCTGCGCCAGTCTCCTCCATCAGAACTTGCAGCCCGTGGGCCAGAAAGTCCGCTCCGAAACCAGCATCCGAGACAATCACCTCGTCGGACACCGATGGTGCCGCCGCGTCCGCCGCGGCAATCCGCTCTTCCACGAGGATGTAGCTGGCATCCGAGATCGCGTCGGAGCCAAGGCCGATGGCTTCGATGTCGGCGTAGTAGGACGCCCCACCGAACGCCGGCAACGTGACGCGAAACGCCGGGAGTTCCAACGTTTCGCCTTCTGAGGCCACAAGCAGCGCAGGAAAAGCGATCACGGCTTCGTTGTGCTCATCCTGCGATGCATTGACCGCCATGGGCAGCATCGAGACGTCCACGGATGCGGGCACCTCAACACCGCCTGCGGCATAGACCACCATCGCTGGGAAGCTGACCTCGGTGCCTTCAACGGAAGTTCCCTGGGCAGCAAAGACCGCCATCGGCTCCAGCGACACCAGCGCAGAGGCGTAATCGCCCTGGCTCGCCGAGATGGACATGGGCTGGAACTGCAGCAGCACCGGCTCTGCGTCTGGCGGGCCCAGCCGCACCGTCATCGGCTCGAAGGAAACACGCGCCTCGGCATGCTGCTCCTGGGATGCCCTGACCAGCATGGGAGGCATCGCGACGTATGCGGCGCCGCCACTCTCGATCCGATGCAGGTCCGCGTCGTCGATGCTGTCCGTCCCGCCCAGCAGTGAGGCATCCAGGAACACGCCGTACAGGCTGGGCGCCGAGCTGGCATAGATGAGGGTGCCAGGCAGTGCGAACGGCAGGCCATCCACACGGGTTTCGCCGTTCCCCCTGCAATAGAACACCTTGCCACCGGCCCTCACGATGTAGAAGGTCTCATCGGAGCTGTAGCCGGTCCATGCCGTGCGAGCGATGCCGGATTCGAGCACCCTAACCCGACCTGCGCTGAACGACAGAGCGTGCAGGATCTCGTCGGGATCGGCGGACCTGTCGGTATTGTTGAGGCCAGCGACAACCCCTGCAACACCACCGGGCACACGGAAGCTGAACCAGCCGTCTCCGGAAAGGCCCAGGATGCTGCGCGCCCCCGAAATCCACGTGAGAGATGCCATACCGCTACTTCAGAGTTCGGAAGTTGATGAAGGTGGTTGCCAGAGGATTGAGCTGCCACTGCCCGCGCATGTCGCAAGACAGCCCGTGCACCACGCCCAAGTCCCCCGAGAGCCGCTGAATCGACATGCGCGTCTGCCCCGGCCTGCACACCGCCCCCGGCGGTAGCGTCGTCACCGGGGCGGTGGGCTTCGGCGACGGGGGCGCAGGTATCGGCGACGGCGGGTAAACCGTCGGCGTGGGCGGCTTCGGAGGTTGAGCCGGAGGCGGTGGCGCAGGCGGTGGAGGCGCTGCGCGGATGAGCTTGCTCATTGCAGCGTCGGCAGAGCCACCGCGAAATAGTTAAGGGTCCACGGCTGCCCGGCGGTGAACAGCGTGTTCGACACGTTCATGTCGGCGTTGATGGCCGCAATCGTTCCCTGCAGCCGAGGCACGGTGGTGCTTGCAGAGCCGTCGTCCGAGGCGGGCGAGAGCCGGAAATAGGTTGCGGAGCCGGTGGTAGGAATGGAGTTGGTCTTCCACACCTGCGCGGTGTCCTTCGAGAGGATGCCGCCCGCGGCCGCGCCGAAGTTCAGGCCGCCCGAGCCGCCGTTGTCGGTGAGCGTCGCGAGCAACGTTCCGCTCACGGCTGCATCAGCGTCATCGGGCACAGCGCCGCCGTAGATCTTGAGCACGCTGCCTTGCAGCGCTTCCTTGAAACCAGTGGATTCCAGCATGCCATTGCGCAAACCGGTCGAGAACTTTGCCATGTGAGGCTCCTTATTCAGCGGGAAGAACGAGGTTGAAAAGCGCCACGGCCCGATTGGTGTCCGTGGTGATGGAGTCCATGCCGAGCAGCAGGCTTTCGCCTACTGCACCGTCCATGCGCGGGAAATAGTCGGAGAAGGTGTCGGGATCGCGTTCCGCGCCACCGACGAAGCGCCACCAGCCCGGGATGCCATTGGCAACGCCACGGATGACCCAATTGCCGGCCTTGACCAAAGCGCCAGGGTCATCGCCTCCGGCTACGCCCAAGCCACCAGTGGGAGTGCCTGGCACCGGCGTGACGCCGTCGGCGCTGACGATCGCCAGAAGCACACCGGGCGGGGCCTCGTCGGCCGTGCGGGGCTGAGAGCCGCTGTAGATGCGGATGTGCCCGTACTGCAGCATCGACCCCAACCCGTAGTTGGTGACGATGGCGCGGCGCAGGCCCGAGCTGAGTCGAATGGTCATAGCACTCCGATGGGCAAGATGTTCTGGGCGAGATCCGGAATGCCCGTGATCTGCTCCAGGGGAAGCGAAGAGTGGCGGATGAACTCGTCATCGCCGTACCAGGCGGTGCCATAGTCCGGCCCCACCCGAATGGTGTTGCTCACCTTGCCGGCATAGACGAACTCGTCCCGATGGAACGCTGCCAGGAAATCGACGGAGGCCTGGCTGCCGAGCGACATGGGCACGCCATGCGATACGCTCGTGCCGACTTGGCTGTGGCGCTGGCTGAACGTGGCCCCGTGCATCTGAACGTCTGCGCTATAGGCGCACATCCCGACGAGGCTCGCTTTATGCGTCACGGCCGCCACGGCGGTCTCCCCTGCGGGGTTCACCCGGATGCGGCGGGTGCCGTCAGCGGAGCGGAGAACCGCCATTGGCAGGAAGCTGGTGAAGCCCACGCCTATGTTCGTGTTCGTCCAACCCTGTGAGGCTCGGCCGGCCGCCTCCTCGTCCCCCGTGGGGAAGAGCACGTTTTCCTTGGACTTCACAGTCTGCCCCTGGATGACGATGGACATGCTGCAGGTGCGGGGATTGAGTCCTCCTACGTCGTAGCCGGTGCCCTGCATTTCGTATCGCATCAGGGCGGTCCGCACGGGGCGCAAGATGTCCAAATACAGAAGGTGGCAGAAGTAGCCCGACACCGTGAAGCTCTCATCCGTGTCGGTGTTGGTGACGGGCAGTCGCGTCCCGTCCGGGAACACGAGGGTGCTGCGCAGGCGGGTGCGTTCGTAATAGGTCGCCGGCCCGGTCGTGGTGCCGGCTCCGGGTTCATCCTGGAACAGCTCGGAATCCACCTCCACCGATGCGTACACAATAGACTCGCCCTGATAGTCGGCGAAGAGGCGGTACGAACCGCGGCAGGCCCTGCGCATCCAGGTGCTGCCCCACCCTACCGTCACATCCAGGCTCTGCTGCAGCACCTCGGCAAATGTGCCGCCGTGCCACTCCACGAAGTGCAGCACCTCTCCCCATACCCGCTCCGCATCCGTCGTTGCCGTCGTCACCGGGTCGCCGACGCCTCCATCGGCTGCGTAGGTGCCGAAATGCGACTCGGTGATGATCTGGTCTTCCGAAACCGCCTCGGTGTACGAGATCACCATTCGCGCGCCCGATTCGGAGAACTTCGGGTAGGACACTTGGCCCAGGTTGTCGGGCAGGCGGAAGCGTCCAAGCTCCTGCCGCGTGGCGTAGAAGTCGTGGGCCAGCCCCTGAAAGAGCACGATGAACTGCGGCCCCTCTGCAGCTTTCTGCCGGGCGAGGCCGGCGACCCTGAGCATGCGCCGGCCGCTCGCGGTTTGGAACCGGGCCGCGAGTGGGGTGAACAGCTCGGACAGGTTGTCATGGACCTCGATCGCGCGTCCCTTGAACCGCACGCGCGCCATTCCGCTGCCAAGATGCAGATCGATGGTCGGTATGAAGTAGCCGTGGCCCTGGGTGTAGAAAACCGATTCGATCCCGACTCTCTCATCTTCCGGCCCCTCCTGACCCGGCACGGAAGGCAAAACGAAGTTCTCCATGCCCATGAAGATTTGCGAGGCCTCGGAGCCCACCACGGGCGGGACGAGATCCTGAAATTCACTGTCGAGCGAGTACGGAGGCACCTGGCGTTTCTCAATGCCCACGCCTGCGTTGTTGCGCGTTGCGCTGTCGAGCGTGGGCCACATCTCATCCGCCGCCCAGTCCCGAACCATGTTGGCATAGTGGGCAGGAGAGCCGCGCCACCACTCCACGGCTTCCGCACCGAAGCGGGCGGATTGCACGTCGGTAGCAGTCGTCAGAAAGATGTTCTCGCCAGCAGGCGATGTGGGCGTGAGGATTCCAACCGATCCGCGCAGCCCGGCCCGGGTTGCATATCGGTCTTGCTCAAAGCTCAAATGCCCATCCCTGAAGCTCCGGCTGTCGTGCCCCAGCACCTTGGCTGTCTTGTTCAGGTACAGCACCAGCTCGGACAGCATGCCCTCGTAGCCGCGCAATGGCGGGTGCACCTCACCGCGTCCAGCAGCCGCGCGGATGAGGTTGGTTTCTTCGCGGATCGACTTGTGGACGTCCAGCTCGGCGCGTGCCGCGCTGGTGGGTCGGTGGCAATACCACGTGGCGGTTTCGGCCTCACTGTAATTGCGCTGCCAGCGGGCACGGAACTGCGGCTTCACGCGGCCATCCACGCGCGCGCCGATCACGAACTCGCCGCGCGCCTCCCAGTCCATGTAGAAGAGCGGCGCCGCGCAGTAGTTGCGGTGCGTTGCGCTCACCTTGCCGCCAGCGGCGCGAAGCACGGCATCCGGGTACTGGTTGTCCTTGAACCGGTTGATGATGACCTGCCGCAGAGGGCCCAAGGGCGTGCCCAAACCATCCGACGTGTTCGGCATCCCATAGCCCAACGGCGCGGCGGGTGAGCGCGGGGTGATGACGAAGCCCTCCGGGAACCACACGAGACGCGAGATGGCGCCGATTGGCTCCTCCTGCGGCACCTCCTGCCGGTCCGCGCGCATGGTCACCCGCTCCACGGGGCCCGCAAGCTGTGCCGTGACCACTGAGCCGTCTCCCATCTCACGCCGCATGCCCAGCACAGGCACGCCCGACGCACCTGCGAGCAGCTTCGCCTGGAACATCAGGCGGCGCGCCTCGGCATCGAGCGACTGGGAATCGCCGTTGCCAGAGGTGGCGCGCCCTGGCGCCGTGAACGGAAGCCGGTCGGTCATGTCAGGCGGCCAGGGGCTGCAGCCGGATGCGGTAGCCGATTTCGACCTTGTCGCCGTCGAAATACACACGGTCCTTGGAGAACCGCGCGACCGACACCAGCGTCCCCGACGTGCTGCCCTTGATGGATTCGGACAGGAGAGCCGCGCCGCGCACCGTCAGCGAGGTGGCGGTGGCCACCGTGAAGACCGCCTTGTTTGCGACGGCGTCGATCACGCCATTTGCTGCAGCGCCGGGCACCCACAGTTGGCGCAGGCCCTCGGAGTAGCCTTCCGTGTTGCTGGTGATCTCGGTAGCCGCTGCCGAGAACGTGGCCGCCGTCACCGCGTCGGTCGGCGTGTACGCGCCGGAGAAAAGCGCGATGTAGAACTGCGGGTGGACCGTGCCGCCAGCCAGCGCGGCCGACAGCAAGTAGTTGAACCCCTGGGTGGGAATGCGGTTGCGCTCGACCTCGGCCGGCCCGCCGTTCACGGCAATGGTGTACTCGCCGCAGGCCTTGATGCCCAGGTCGTGGGCTAGCAACAGCCCGTCTTCCGTCTCATCGAAGCGCTGGCGGTCCAGCGCGCGTGCGATTGCGTGTGTTTTCAACATGGGTATCCCTCGTTGGTTGAGTCAAGAGCCACGCCGACGATCGGCGAAGGCGAGGAAGCCGTGAGCGTGACAACCTGACGGATGCCGCCGCGCAGCAGCAGAACGGACCGCCCGGCGATGTCGGGCGAGAGCCTGATGCGGCCAGGCTGCAGCGGTCGGGCGACCCCGCCCGGGGCCCCGGCGAAGTACCCTTCCTCACTCAGCCATACGGCTTGAGCGCCCTGCCCATCGCCGGCAAGCTGATCGGCTGGTACGAGAAGAGAGGAACAATGGACGGCCTTGGCCGACGAGGCGAGCGACTGCGTCCAGGCGGAAGGATCCGAACCGCCCAGCCACCACACCCCGCGGCTGTCTCCGACGTAGGCGCCGCCTTCCACCAGCTCAACAAAGCGGATGCGGCCAACGAAGCGGACGAAGCCCCGGCGCGGAGCGATGAGGTGCGGGCGAAGCGGTTCCGAGAACCATAGGGTGTCTCCGGAGGCCACGTAGATCCGCCCCGCGTAGGCCCGAACCAAGTGCCCGCTCGGGAAGGGCGCCAAGTCCAGGGTTTCGCAAAGGGCGCCGCCCGGATAGACGGTGAGCGCATAGTCAGCGGACAGGGCCTCGAACTCCTCGGCCAGGTAGAGCACGTCACCATCTGGAGGCGTCACATACGCCCTGTAGCGATACCCTGGGGCCACCGTCAGGCCGGTGAGCCTGAGCCCTGCCGAGGTATCGGCCTGGCCGACGATGCACGCCGCGGATTCCTCGCCATTGCCGTCAACCAGCGAGATGGCCACCGTGTAGCGGCCCGGCGTCAACGTTCCGGAATCCCGCGCCTGTACTTCCGGAAGCGCGTCGGGCAGTTGGACGCCGGCGGGCGTCGCCAAGTCTCGACCGGGATCCATGGCCAGCAGCCCTTTGGCGCACACGACATAGAGGCGCCCGTTGTACTCAGTGAAGGCCACGGGCCCCAGGCCGATCTGCGCGACCATGAGGCTGGCGTACGTACGGGTGTCCACCTGCAGGAGCGCGTCCCCGCGAACCACCAGAAGTTTCCCGCCGAAGGCATGTGCGTGGGTGAAGCCCGTGCCCACGGCCACCGGCGTGTAACCGTCGCGCCGTCGGAACTGTCCGCTGCGATCGATGTCCACGTTGATTGCTTCGCGGACGGTTCCCGCCGGCATCTCCACCTCGTCGGAGAGCAGGTCCATACCCAGCACCGGCAGTGGTATGCGCGCCATCAGGCCACCTCCCTCGCATTCCGCAGGTCGCGCCACCAAGCCGGACTCACGCCCTCCGAATGCCATGCGATCGCCCCATATGCGCCGCTTGAAGCCGTCACGGTGAGGAACAACTCGTTTCCAAGCGGAATGCCGCCGGCGGTTCCCCTGACCACCGTCACGCCCGGAGAAAACACGTTCGCCCGCACAGATCCTTCGGCGTTTGCTCCGGTGCCGGTCTGCGTGGAGTGCTCGATCTCCCCGCCATCGGCCGGCGTGAAGGTGATGGCGTACTGAACCAGCGTGCCGCCGGCTCCTCCCTCGACGCCGAAATACACGTAGTCGTCGCCGAAGAAGCTTTCGTTCTGCCCCGCGTTCGTCGCCAGGAACGGCGCCTGTGCGGGATGCCCTTGGGGCCCTACGGAGCCCCAGCCCATCTTCGTCGGCGGAACCGGTTGCGGCCCGCTCGCCCCCTCGGCGTACCAAGACCCGGAGCCATAGGCACCGTCAACGCCCGTGATCACATAGAAGAGCTTGTTGCCGGAGACCTGGGGCGCGATGACTTCGATTTCCACGACGCCGGCATTCAGCGGCCCACCGCCGAAGTCTGGCACATAGAAGCTCATCGGATCCGAGGATCCGGAGATGGTCGAAACAACAGGCTCGCTGCCGTCTTCCGGCGTGAACGTCAGCCGTACGGTGTATCCCTCCGGGTCGCCGTCGGCGACGACGAAGCCGAAGTACCCGACCACGTATCGACCCATGGAGCCGCTGCCAAAGTTGTCGGTGCTCGCCGGCGGCTCCATGCGGTTTGCGCCACCCAGCCAGCCCAGAAGAGGAGCGCTCATGCCCGGCCCTCCCTGTGCTCGATCTCTATCCAACGGCGTGCCATCACCTGGGCGGTGAGCATGCGCGGGTCGCGGCTCCAGCCATTCGCGCGCCTGTTCCAGATGTAGCCGACCCTGGGCACGTAGGCCGCGCCGGCCGCGCCCATGGCCCAGTACAGCATGTGCTCCGTCCAGTAGGTTCCCCGCGGCAGCCTGGCTGCAGCAGCCTTCGCGCTGATGGTGCGCATCAGCACCAGGTGGTGCAACCCCATGGGACCGCAACGGTGCCGATCACGGTCGTAGTCGTACCAGGAGCGCCGCACATCGGCGCGCCCGGGCTCGCGCAGAATCTCATCCGTGTACGCCAGGGGAACCGCCATCGCGTCCGCCCGAGTTGCGCACACCTGCAGCACGTCCAGATAGTCCGCGGGCAGTTCGTCATCGTCATCCAGGAAGAAGCACCAGGGGGTACGGACTGCGCCGAGCGCATCGAGCCTCGCAGCATGCAGATCCGCCGGGTTCCTGAGCGTCTGCACGCGACCAAGCACCTCCAGCCCCGGCAACTCAATGCACACCGGGGAAGCGGAGAGGACGATGGCGGTGATGAGGGAAGACATGTCAGCAGAGCACCGCATTCATGTGCGGGGGTTCTTGTCGCGTTGTGCGACGCAGATCGGAGTCCCACAGCGGGCCGAAATAGGCCGTGAAAGCACGCTCATCAGGTCGATGTGCATGGTTGCGGTATCGGTCATGGCAGGACCCCCCGGTTGAAGTGCTGCACGTCGGCGCGCGTGTCGCGGCGCAGGTCCGCGTCGGGCATCGGGCCGAAGTAGGCCGTGAAGGCGCGTTCGGCCAGCACGGCACGGTCAGGGTCGAAGCTCTCGCTGTCGGGCAAGCTGAACGCCCGGTGCAGGGCCCATTGGATCAGGTGCTCGTGGTGCGCCTCGTGGATCTCGGGCTTGGCGGTGTCGTTGTCCACGTCGAATGGCTTCAGCGGGAGGCGGTAGCACTCCAGCTCCAGCACCTCGCCGTTCTCCACCCGGCCCACCACGCGCAAAGTGGTGTCGTCCTGGATGACCCAGTCGCTCGCGTCGTCACGGTCGCGCCAGCCCGGCACCTCCGCATCCAGCCATTCCCGCGTCACGATGCTCATTGGCCGCGGCTTGCTGTCGCTCGCGCGCAGGACCTGCAGATGGATGATCTCGAAGACGGACGCGTGCAGGGGGTAAGTGTGCCTGCCTGCGGCCAGCTCAATGCGGGTCACCTCGGGCCGCGCGTCCTCCCGGATGAGCCGACGACGGATGCAGGCCTGAGCCTGCGCATCGTTGAGCCAGTCGACCACATCCTCGCTCTCGAACAGGTAGGGCTCCACCTTGTCCTTGGCGAGGGTGCGGAAACGGCGAATCAGGTCTTCCAGCTTCATGGCATCCCGTACTGGTCCACGAAGCCCTTCACCATGTCGCGCAGCTTGGCCTCGCCGGTGTTCGGGTGCAGCTTCTGGCCGAACTTGTCGGCCGCGAACGCGAGGAGCGCCTGCTTGTCCATGGATTCGATGGAGTCCAGCAGTGCGAAACGGGCATCGTCCTGCTCGCGCTGCTCGTCTTCCTTCTTTTTGGCCTCGGCCAGCTGCTGCTGGGTGTCGTCTGCCTGCTTGGCCAGGGCGCCCTGCTGGGTCGCGTCCTCGGCGGCCCCGGCATCCGCGCCCTTGAACACGTCGGTGTGCTGGAGGAAGCGGGCGGCCAGCGGAGCGGGCACGAGGCGCGTTTGCCCGCGCGCGAACGTGAGCCCGGAACGGTAGAGGCGGTCTTTGAATGGCTCGTCGTTGCCGATGTAGGTCACGGCAACGTCCTGGGTCTGGCTCATGTCAGGCTCCTGGGTGGTATGGGGAAAAGCCGGGACGCAGGGCCCCGGCCTTCGGTCTGCGCGGGCCAGTTACTTCGGACCGATCCGCTCGCCCGTCACGATGAAATCGGCGCGGCCGGCTTCCGCCACGGCGGCGCCCGTGATCGTGAGCACCAGGTAGGCCTCCTTGGCGAGCTTCACCGGGGCCTTGGCGCTGCCCGTGCGCAGGCGGGCCGCGGCACTGAGCGCCAAGTCGGCGCCGAAGTAGGCCGCGTCCTGGGGCACCACGGCATCGTCCACGCCATCGATGTAGAGGAAGCCGACGGAGCCGGTCACGCCCGCGCCGAGGTGGTCGGAAACGATGATCTGCAGGTCGTGCAGATCGAAGCCCTGGGGCAGGGTCTGCAGCGCCACGACATCGTTCACGGCCAGGGGCGCGGTGGAGTTGGCGTTGAGGACGGAGCCGTTCGCGAGGGTCTGCAGCGTGGCGCGCAGCACCGTGACGTTGCCGTACGGCGTGAAGCCACCGAACTGGTGGTCGCCGATGAATTTCTTGAGGATGGTTGCCATCTTGGCCTCCAAGGTGATGGGAATGGAGCCGGGGCCGGGCACCTCGCGGCGCCGGCCCCGCGGGTCATCAGAAGCGCGGCTTCGTGATCTTCACGGCGGTGTCGAGGACGGTCACGCCGTGGTCGGTGTATTCCTTGTGGTCGCCGTGATCCACCGCGAAGCGGATCTTGGACATCCCCAGGATGGCGCCGATCAGGATTTCCATCTTGTCGCCGTGATCGCCCTTCTCCTCGCTCCAGAAGAACGGGATGCCCGAGTGCTCCGATGCACCGAAGGCCTGGGCCAGCGCTTGGCCCCCCAGCAGCAGCGCACGCTCCACGGCGAATCCGGTACCGAACGCGGCAGGCACCACGCACGACGATTCCTGCTCGCTCGCATAGTCGGCGCAGTACTTGACCGTGTCGCCCGCGTAGAAGCGGATCGGCTTCGGGTTCTTCAGGATCAGGATGCCGTTCCACAGCCCGGCATCGCCGAGGAACAGCGGGTGGTCCTTGGCGAGACGGGCACGTGCGTGGGCGTTGGCCTGGAACGCGCGGAACGCGGGGTCCGTGGCGAACTGGCTGTACTGGCCCGGGCCGGCCAGCAGCACGCGGATGGGGCTGTCCGTCGCGGCCTGGTCGTTGTCGAACTCCACCGGGGGCGGCGGCAGCGCGATGGAGTCGCCCCACTGCCGCAGGGAGTCCACCACGTCCATGGAGAGGCCGTCCGTCGTGGCGATCACCATCTCGCCAGAATTCGCCCGCAGCTCGCCCACCGAACCGCTCCCCGCCACCAGGTGGCGGTTGCGCGTGGGAGCCTTCACCCGGTTCACCATGATGTCGGCGAACTTCGGATGCGTGTCCACGGGCACGGTCCATTCGATCTTGTGATCGTGGTAGCCCCGGGCGCCGGCCAGGTGCACCAGGATCGACTGGTCGATGTAGGCGTCCATCAGGCGCTGAGCTTTCGGGCGGCCGAAGCGACGCATGTCGAACGGGCTGCGGATCTGCGTCATGGTGTTGCCCATGTCGATCGGGAACCGCGCCTGGTTCACCCGCAGCTTGTCCTCGGAATAGGACATGCCGGTGCCGCGGCCCTCGGCATGCTCGCTGCCCATGATCGGGTACGCGCCGATGGGGTTGTCCAGGTGGAAGGTCACCTCGTCGCCCTTGTTCTTCGTGAGGTTGTCCGCACGAACGATAGGCATGGAGGTCTTCGACTGGTTGCCCTTGGTCGCCGCGATGGCCGCGTCGATCTTGGGCATGGAGCCAGTCAGGTGGCGCATCTGGGTGTTGCGCTGGGTGCAGGTGTGGAAAACGCCCACAGCCTGCTGGATCATCGCGCCCGGAGCGCCGGCCGGGGTGTTGGTCTTGGTGTTCACATGAACCTCCTTAGATCTGCTTGTTCAGCCAGGCCTCGATCTGCGCGGGCGACATGTTGGCCGTCGCCTGCAGCATCTCGAGGCCGCTCATGTCCGCCGTGGCATCCAAGGCCGACGCTCCCGCCGCGTGCCCGCCAGGGATGCTGGAAAGGCTGGACGGGGGATCGGCCTTGGCTTTCGCCAGGGCGGCTTGCGCTGCGGCCTTGGGGTCGGCCGCAGCTGGTTGAGACGAGGGTTTCGCGGTCGCCGCCTTGTATGCGTCGAACACCTCCACGATCTGGGCCGCGCTGCCGCCCGTTTTCGCGTCGAACAGTCCCCGGTACGCGTCGCGGACCACGCTGGGGTGCGAGTCCACCCACGCCTGGAACTCCGAGCTCTGCACGATGGAGTCCGCGTTGGGGTGCGCCTTGTAGATGGCGTCGAAGTGCGAGCTGGCCGCGTCCTGCTGGTGCTTGGCCTGCAGCGGCTCCACGGCTTTGGCCACATGCGCCTGCACCTGGGTCGCTACCTGCTGGGCCACCAGCTTTTCGATGCCGGCTTTCAGCGCCTCCTCGGAGAAGTCGCCGAACAGGTCCGCGTCCGCACCCGCTTCGATGGCCGCCGCTGCGGTGGCTGCCATGTTGTCGGTCTTGGTCGGGGCCTGTCCGGCGTCTGCCCGGGCCTGCGCCTGCGCCTGCAGATCGGCCAGTTGTTGCTGAGCGGCTTCTGCGGCGGCCTGCCATTGCTGAGCGCCCTTGCGGGCCTCCTCCAGCTTCGCGTAGGGGATGGTGTGTTTGCCATCCTTCGCCAGCACCACGGCCTTCGACGGGTCGATCTGCGACTCATCCACCTCCGTTGCGCTGACATCCACGGTCTTGCCGTCGTCGGCCTTGCCCTGGGCGGGCTGCTCCTGTTCGTTGTCGGTGTCGGCCTTGGCCGCGCCTTTGTCGTCCGTCGCAGTGGTGGTCGTGGGCGCGCCACCTGCATCCGGCACCGTTGCGGTGCTGGTATCGCCCGTGCCTTCCAAGGCCAGTGCCTGAAGGGCCTGCTCCGGCGTCAATGCGCTGTCGATGCCGCTGTAGAAACTCTCGTGTGATGTCGTCATGCCTGTCCCGCCACATGTCGCCGTGGCCGCAAGGGGCCAGCAATCCGGAGCGGCCATGGAGGCCGCGCCATCTGCTCGTGGATCCGGTGCGCTCGCACGCTCCGGGCATCGCTTCCCGCTCGCGCGTTCTGCTTGGGGATCAGTGTCGAAAGAGGCCGCGTTTTCGCTATGCCCTATACCGGGCGGGCTACGATGACGGCAGGAGGAGCATTGGTTATGCGTTATGCGCTCGTGAACGGAGAGAGAGCCGAGCCGCAGCCGAAACTACGCGGCGCCTGCCGCGCCTGCAGCGAGGAGGTCACGGCGAAGTGCGGGAAGCACGTTGTCTGGCACTGGTCGCATTTGGCGACCACCCACTGTGACCCATGGTGGGAGCCGGAAACACAGTGGCACCGCGACTGGAAGGACTGTTTCCCCAGGGACTGGCAGGAGGTGCCAGCCCGCGAACCGGGTACCGAAGAACTTCACATTGCGGACGTCAAAACACCGCATGGCCTTGTGGTCGAGTTTCAGCATTCCACGATCCACCCAGACGAGGTGCGAGCCAGGGAGCGCTTCTACGGCAACATGATCTGGGTTGTTGACGGGTGCCGGTTGCCGAGCGACGTGGTTGTCTTTCCCAGTTGCGTCAAGGACAGTGCTGAAGATGTGCACGATTTTCACTGGATCGGCAGAAGCAAACTATTCCAGCGCTGGCATACCGAAAAGCCCGTGTTCATGGACTTCGGAAGGAATGGGCTTTGGCAGGTGCACCGTTTCAATCTCTCGACCCGCAAAGGCAAGCTGATATGGACTCCGCGCTCAGAGTTTGTGGAGGCCGTAGCAGGCAACACCTTCGACTTTTCATTTGAAGGTGGGCCTGCTGCCAAGTAGCGCTGCCCGCGCTACCCGATGTTGTCGGCGGTGGTCGGCGTCTCGATGCCGCGCTCCCCTCTGCTCGCTTGCTGCGGTACGGGCGGGAATGCTGGGCTCGTGTTCTCCCGCACACCCGTGGCGTCTTCCATAGCAGCCGGCCCCTGGCCCTGGATGTACGGGCTCTTGATGTTCATCGCCGCGGTCTGCGCGGGCACGGGGAAGTTCGGATCGTCTCCGCCCGGGTTGGGTGCTTGGTAGCCCGCGCCCTGCATGATCTTGTCCGCGATCGGCGCGATCATGGGCATCTGCGCGACTTGCGCCCCGCCCTGCATGGCCGAGAAAGCCGCCTGCACGCCTGTCTGCACCGCCTGGGCCATGATCTGTTTGATCTGGGCCTCCGTCAGCCGCTCCTTCATGTCCAGCTCGCGTGCCTTGAGGTCGTTGCCGGCCTGCTTGAGAGCGTCGGCGACCGCCTGCTTGATGCGCTGCTCGACCTGCTCCGGCGTCTCCTGTGCGCCAGCCGCGCGCAATGACTCCACCAGTTCGCGCTTGAACGGCACGTCCATGAGGCTGGCCATGAAAGGCATGGCAGCGGCCTGGTACTGCGCCGGGAGCGACTTGATCGTCTCGGACATGGCTTGCAGCTGCTGGCCCCGGAAGCTGGCCGTGCTCGGGACATCCTCCAGCGAGACCTTGAGGCGGGTCCGCTGCAGATCGTTGGACAGGTAGGGTAGCCCCGTCTCCGGGTCCGTCTCGGGCTTGTTGATTGTGATGACCCGCTTCGCCCGCACCGCGTCGCCTTCGATCACGATGGTCTGCTCCTCGGTGCCCATATCCTGGACCAGCATGGACAGCAGCAGTTCGCCCACCTGGGTGCGACCGCGCTTGAAGTTGCCCATCATGTGTGCGAGGGACTGGTTGGCCTGCTCCACCTGGGTGGCCTCCTGCACGCCGCTGGTGGCCGTGCCGCGGCGGCCCGAGAACGCGCCGGCCGCGGCTGGGTTCACGCGCTCGATAGCCTGCCGCGCATTGTTCAGCATGTCCAGCTGTTGGGCGTTCATCTGGTAGTCGCGCTCCACCTCGAACCTTGCGCCCGGCTGCGCCATGGCGGCTGGGTCCAGCACCACGTCGGCGTCGAGGCGGCCGATGGTTCGCCGGAACTGGTCATCCGTCATCGCCACCGCACCCTTGGTGCGCACGGTGCGGAACGCCGACATGCCCCAGCGAAGCCGCGAGTTACCCGAGTTCAGCGTGTCCTGCTGGTAGAGCATGTTGCGGATGTACCCGAAGGGCACGTTCGTCTGGTCCTCCCGGAAGCCCCAGAAGGGGACGTAGGGGAAGAAGCGATGCGCATAGGGCGTGGGCCCATCGAACAGCACGTGCGGGCCGAGCCAGTATGAGCGGCGCACCTTTGCCACGGTCGCGCGGCGGAACTGCACCAGGTTGTTCGCGATGGCATGCTCGTGCGCGGGGTTGGCGCGATCGAACTCCACCACTCGGCCGTCCGGGCTCTTGAGCACGATCACGTCGGACCAGCGCCGGTACCACAGCTCCGATGCGCAGATCTCCTTGTTGAACGGGTTGTACCAGCGGTCTTCTGCGATGGTCCATTCGCGCGCCACGTCGGCCGCGCGGCTCAGGCCGGTGCTCTGCCCACCCTCGTCGTACCCATCGTATTCGTTCCACCACGCCGTGCCCGACTTGCCGAACCGGCGGATCAGCTCCTTGTGCTCGGGGAACACCCGCACCAGCCGCGACGGGTGCATCCAGCGCTGCCGGCGAAGCCAGCGCGCGCGCAGCAGCTGGTCGTCGCTCGGGTCGCTCATGTCCCAGTGGATCTCATTGCGGTTGATGGGCAGGCACTGGAAGGGGTAGCCGAACGGGTCGTCCGATTTGCTGACCTCTACCCAGCCCACGCCCACGCCGATCTGCGGATAGAAGGCCCGCGAGCATGCGTCATCGGCCCGCGCGTTCCGCTCCGCCTCGTTCAGCTTGAAGTTGATCGCGTCCGCCACATCCTGCCCGCCAGGCTGCCCGTTGGGCGTCACGCGCCAGTCCGTGCGCGTGGCCTCCTCGTAGCCCCGGATGCCCTCGAGCGCGGCGCCGATCAGGTTTTCCATCGACGGCGGGATGCCCAGGGCTTGCTGGGCCTGCAGCAGCTCGGTCTTGAGCTGATTGCCGTCCGCGTAGTCCATCTCCTTGTCGGCCTGCCGACGCCAAGCCTTGGGCTGGTTGTCGATCTCCTCGAGGATCTGGGTGTACTCGCTCAACGACAGCGGCACATCGCCATCGGGGGTGTCCACGGGGTCGATTTCGTTGGTGGTCATGGTGTCGTGCTCAGTAATAGGATGGGACCGGCGCCTCGACGTAGCCGCCCTGGTCGCTCATGAGTTCGAGCAGGCCCAGCTCCTTGGCCTGTGCCCATTGCCGGAAAGCGTCAGCGCCCTCGCTGCACCCGTTGCTCTTGTCGGGTGTGCTGTCCAGGTATCGGGCATCAGCCTGACTCCACTTCTTCTTATAGTGGGCCAGCCGCTCGACGCCCTTCTTCGTCCCCTCCAGGTCGAACCAAGCGGACTTGAAGTGCTTGCGCGTGGTCAGGATGCCAGTCATCAGCTCGGTGACCCGCGGCACGATGAAGAACTTGTGGCCGGGCAGCAGGCCCTGCAGCTGCTCCTTGACCGACTTGTTGTAGTCGCCCAGGCGCTTGTGGTCCGCGTCGTGTGGGAGGAAGTGACCGCCGTAGACGAAGCCCCGGCGCTGCAGCTCCGTGGCGTAGTGGCGCAGGTCCTCGTCGTGCTCTTCGTAGTACCCGATGAAGCGGTCCTGCATCCGCGAGCACTGCATGAACCAGATGGCAGTCCCATCGCTGCTGCCGATGTCCCAGAAGGTGAACACAGGCAGGTCCAGCATCGGCACGGTCGTGATTCCGCCGCGCTTGCGCACCAGCATCAGTTCCTTGGCGTAGTAGTTGCCCTTCGTGGACTGCTGGAAGGCCTCCTGCGGGGTGGACGGGTATTCCCGCCACATCTGGTCCTCGGCGCCTGCGAAGTCGTTGTTCAGCTTCTCGACGTACCAGGCGCGCTGCCCGGTGTCGATCGTGCAGCCCATCAGGCTCTCGATCTCGTCGAAATAGTCCTGCAGCTCCTGGCTGACCACCACGCCCGCCGGGTCCATGCGATAGGCAGGATCCTGCCACCACGCATAGAAGTGGAAGCGGTATTGCGAGGCCGTCAGCCGGCCCGCGCCGGTGACCAGCGCCATGGCGCGCTGGCACATCCGGTAGAACTCGCCATCCTGCCCTTCCGCGGTGCTCTCCACCACGATGATCCCGGACAGCGGGACAGCCTGGAAGGAGCCCGTGACCACTTCGACGGCCTTGTGCGGGAACTTGGCGCAGATCTTCCCGAACTCGCTGACGTGCAGACGGTGGATGGTGCCACCGCGAACGGAGGTGGCCACGCGCAGGCTGGAGTTGTTGTGGGCGAACAGCAGCTCCTTGGTGCTGGCCCGCGCGAGGGGGAAGCGCTGGCGGATCTCCTCGGGCAGGTGGTCGTAGGCGAACACCACCTTGTCGCGGAAGATGGCTTCGGCCGTCTCGCGATCCTGGGCGATCATGCCGCAGCGCTGGTTGCCGTTGAACAGCGCGTGATCCAGCCACATGAGCGCGATCAGCGTGGTGAAACCCAGCTGCCGCGCCTTGAGGATGAGGTTGCGGTTCCAGAGCCGCATGATGAACCGGCGCTGCGCGCGGTTCGGCTTGAACGGCATCACGAACGAGTCGTCGTCGTCGCTCTCACCCTTGACGATGATCTGGTACAGGCACCCCGAGAAAAGTCTCCACTCCGGGTCCATGAGGCACCGGGCCAGCTCGGCCTCGTCGGTGGGGACCATGGTGGGGTGGGCCGCGATGTGCGGACCGCGCTTGGGTCGGCGCCGGTTGTCCCAGCGGTGGCCCACCTGCGCGTCTACCTCCTGCCCGGGCTTGATGGCCACGGCGTCTTCATCCTCTTCCAGCGTGCCGGGCTCGGCCGGCGCCGCGGCGCGCTTAGACCGGGGCGCCGCCATCGTCATCCTCGCGGGGCTCGAACCCGTTCGTGCCGGATGGCGGGGGCGCCTCTGGGTCATCCGCCACGGGCTTGAACCCATTGCTGTTGCCGTTCGCGATCCGGGCCAGCAGCGCGGCCAGCGGGTCGGCCTTCTGCTGGTTGTCCTTCTCGTAGACGCCCAGGTGCCGCGCCAGCTTCTCGATGGCGTCCATCTTGGAGTGCATCTTGATCTCGATGCCGTCCTTGGTCTGCTTCGCGCCGGCATAGAGGGCCGCAGCTGCGCCGCTGATCTTGCGGGTGTCCTTCAGTACCACGCGCGGGGCACCATCGCCGCCGCAGTGCGGGCACTCGGGGTTGGGCTGCAGGAGAGGGTTGAACCCGATCCCGCCTGCTTCGTCGAACTCGGCAGGGTTCTTGCCCTTCTCCACCCAGTCCTCGCGGTCCCGGTTCATCTCGCCCACGGTGCGCTGGTACTTGTGCCCTTCGCCGTGGCAGCAGCGGCAGCAGCCGGTACGCACCTCCACCAGCTCGCGCGCATCGGCCAGAGCCACGCTGACGATCTCCTGCAACACGCGGTCCGCGGTGATCTCGGTGCGTGCCTGCTGGCGCTTCCTGGCTTCGGACACCGCCAGTTGGATGTCCGGTTTTGACAGGTTCTCCGCGCCCATCTGGCGAGCCGTGCCGGGGCTGTAGCCGGCTCGGATGGCGGCCTGGGTGGCGTTCAGGTCCACCAGGTACTCGTCGACGAACTTCTCTTGCTTGGGCGTGAGCCCGAGCTGGGCGCGCTCGGCCTGCAGCGGTGGGGCGTTCTTCGGAGGCTGGGCGTGCTTGCGAGCCTGCTTTTTGGCCGGAGCCTTCGCCGGCCGCGGCGTGGTTGCCTTCTTCGCGGCGGGCTTGGCCGATGCCGGCGCTGCAGGCGCGGCCTTGCCTGCGGCCCGTTGAGGGGCTGCAGGCTTGGGGGCTATGGTCTTGCGGGGTGCAGGCTTCTTCCCTGCCGGTTCTCTGGCCATGGTCAGGAAGTGTCCCGGGCCATGGCGGGGGAGTCGAACCCTATGCCGGGTTGCCGTGCGGCGCCCGGTCTTGGCACGGCGCGATCGGGGGTCAGATCGGCAGCAGGTGCTGCTGTAGCTCCGGCTTGCTCGCGAGCGCCGCCTTCAGTGCCCGTTCCAGCTTTTCCACGCGCGCAGCCAGCTCGGTGGCCAGGAAAAGATGCTGCCGGCCGTTCTCGATGACGCGGGCGTCTTCCGCGAAGCCCCCCAACGCGCGCGCCGCCGTGCGGGCCTCGGTGGGCGACAGGTCCAGCACCTGCTCGCCGATCTCCAGCTTCACCATGCCGTCGGGCAGGATGCCGCAGAAGATGGCGCGCGGCGGCGGGAACGTCTCGACCAGCTCGTAGTAGCCCCGGGTGAGGCGTTTCAGCTTGCCGTCGTCCACCAGCGCGCGCAGCCGGTCGTCCACGATGCCGAGCTTCAGGCCGGTCAGCGAGGCCACCGTGTCGCGCGAGGCCTGCTGGTCCAGCCCACGAAGATCGCGCACGGCATCGAACACCCGCTGGGTGCTGGTCAGGGGCTTGCCCTGGGGTGCTTCGGTCTTAGGCTTGTCCATTTCCATATTCGTCCCCCTTCCACGGTTTCAGCTTGACAGGCCACAGGCCCGCTTGTTCGATCTCTCGGCGCGTCTCGGCGGCCCACCGCTCGCCCAGCAGCCGATGCGCTTCCCTGCCGCCCTCCACCAGTTGGTACTGGTCGAACAGCTCGTGGCAGCCCACGCGGCCGGGCGCCACCGTGCAGAGCGGAAAGCCCCGGCGGTCGTCCACCTTGAGCCCCATCCCCTTCCCCTGGTTCTCGTGGGCATGCTGGCTGTGGCCGTGGCGGCCGCAGGCCTTGCAGGGCATCGCAGCGACGAGGCGCCGGTAGGGCTCGCTGCGCAGCAGCTCCTCCTTCGGAATGGTGGTGGGCACCGCCTGCGGGTCCACCAGCGCATGGACCACAGCCGGGGCGAACGCGGTCCGGCGCGCCTGGAGCGCCTCCATCTGGCGGGTGAACGCTGCGGATTCCATCGCCGCACGTGCGCGCGCGGCCAGGCGCTCGGCACGATCCGGCTCCGCCGCGGGTAGCCCCCGGGCGGCCGAGGCGAGCCGCGACCGCTTGAGCCCCACGGTGCCGCGGCTCATGGGCTTGGTGCGGGTCAGCATGCCGGTGCCTCCTCGCGCGGGGCGAACTCGATGCGGGCGCGCCAGCAGTCGGCCGGGCGCGCCCGTTTCAGCTTCACGACGCGGTAGCGGGTGGTGGCGCGCGGACCGTTCGCCAGGATCAGGTAGTCGCCCACCTTCACGCCCAGGCCATGGCCGACCACGGACGCCGTCTTTCCGTCCTCGCTCACCGTGATGAAGGTGATGTTGTGGCCCCAGGTTGGGGAGGTGTAGTCGTGCGTCGTGCTCATACCGCCCTCGCCTTCTTCTCTGGGGCTGCCTGGCGGAACGTCCATCCCACCATCGCAGCATCGCGCTCGTGCTGATTGCACCGGCCCTGCCAGCCGGTGTAGGCCTTGAAGTTCTCGGCGGCGCGCTTGGGGCCCTTGGCCGCCGGGCTGATGCCTTGAGCGGGGATGCCCAGCTCCGCGCAGATGGCGTCGATCAAGCGGCACCACGCATCAACCGTCCCCAGGTCGCGCGCCGTGGCCAGGGCGGCGCCCTTCGCGGCCTTGCTGTGCGCGTTCCAGGCGCGACTCTGCAGACGCGAGTCCTCGTAGATCACCCAGTCCGGCCGGGCAGCGCGGATGGTGCGCTCCAGCTCGAGCGGCGCGATCGTGTCCAGCGCCACGAGCTTCCCGCCCTCGAAAGTGGCGAGGCCGGTGTCCATGCCCGGGTCGATGCCCAATATCTTGCTCATGCCGTCCTCCGGGCGATCAGCGCGGTGAACATGCCGCCTTCCTCGCGCCATGACCGGTGCTTGCGCACGTCGGCGATCGTCGGCTTTGCCACGCCATACTCCCGAGCCAGTTCCCCATCTGTGGCGCCGGCATCGATGCGGGCGCGGATGGCACGGACCTTTTGCCAGTCCAGCTTTCCCGTGCGCTGCTTCGCGCGTGCGATCCGCGCCCGCTGCAGTTGAGTAACGGACTTCCCGATCGCCTTGTCTTCGCGGCGTCCGAGGTACATGTGCTGGTACTCGACGCATCGATCGTTCTCGCAATCCACGCGCACTGTCTGCTGGTAGCCCAGCGGGCCGCGCTTGATTTGCCAGATGGTCCGCCGCACCGACGTGGGCACGCCGTCCTTGCCGATGCAGGCCATGGGCCCGCGCCTGGGATCCAGATACCCCGGCCACTCCAGACAGCCATCGATCGTCCGGCGGCTGCGGTTGGTGAGGATTTCCAGCTTCAGCGCATCGGTGAAGTCCCAGTCCTTGATCACCAGGTGGGGGATGCCTTCGATGTAGACGCTCCGGATCAGGTCTTCTGCCTTCAACGCTTCCAGGACGGCGCGCAGGCGTTGGCGCACCTCGTGGTTTCGGGAACCGGCCAAATCGAGCGTTCGCGCCGGCCCCTCGGTGATCCGGGCCAGAACAGCCTCGCGTGTGAATTCGATCTTCATGACTGGGCCCTCTGGAATGCGTCCACGCGCTCCTGCGCGACGGCCTTGAGTGCCCGGGTGCGTCGGCGGTCCTGCCACGCGCGTACCTTCAGGAGGCGCTGGGCCCGGGGCATGCCGCGGGTCAGCAGCGCGCGCAGCGTCTGCAGCTTTGCCAGCGCCTCCGCCTTCGCCGGGCTGTCGGCCTGCACGTCGGGCGCTGGCAGTGCGAGCGCGGCGCGTGGCGCCGGCAGGGCCAGTTGCTCGCGCACGTCGTCCGGCAGGGCCTCCAGCCCCCCGGTGAGGCGGCCGGCGGCGATGGCTTCCTGCACGGCCCGGGTGCGACCCTCGGCGTCGTAGCCCAGGCTGACCTGCAGCTGCGGGCGCCTGCGCATGGCCCGGGCCTCGCCGGTGATGCGCGCATAGCCCTCGATGAAGGCCTGCCGCGCACCGAACTTGTCGCCCGCGGCGAGCAGCGGCGCGGCCAGCCCCCAGGCCTCCGCGATTTCGTTGTTCCATACCACGGTGGCGCGTTCGTCCTGGCTGCTCATGGCCAGGGCGTAGGCCTCGGCGGGCAGCAGGCGACCCAGGGCGTGGTCCGCATACTGCAGCACCGTGCCGGTGAGGATCGGCCCCCTGTGCTCGGCCCGGATGCGCGCCAGGGCCATTTGCAGCACCGGCTTGGGCAGGTGCGCCAGATCGTCCATCAGCAGGCTCAGCGCGGCGGGGCGAATGGCTTGGCCGGCCAGCTCCATGGTGGCGCCCAGCTCTTCGGCGAGCCAGTCGCGTGCGTCTTCGTCAAGCATTGCAGCCCTCCCCGCTCTGAGCTGCGCGACGGGCGGCCCGCTCACGCGACAGGCGTTTCGCCTCCTCGATGGCATCGAGGTTGCCCGCAGTGCGGTCTTCCTGCTGGGCCTGCACCCGCGTCATGCCCGTCCCCGTGCTGGCCTGGGTGTGCCACTTCTCCGCATCGGCCAGCAGGAGGCGCACGGGGTGCATCTGCTGCACCACGAACTGCTCGGCGACACGGCGGACGTAGTGCACCGCCACCCGCGGCGCCGCATCCACGCCCACCCGGTCGATGAACTTCGCCATCTGCCCGGCCACCGACGCGTTCCACACCGGCCATGCGGCGTACCGGACGAAGTAGGCGATCGCGTAGGCCATCCAGGCCTTGAAGGTCTTCGACTTCTCGAGGGGGTAGCTCAGCTCGCCCGGGATCTCGTAGATCGTGCCGTTGGGTGCCGTGAAGCGCCGTGGTGCCGTGGGCTCCGCCTGGGCGTCAGCCCCGGCCGGAGAAGTATCTGCCGTAGTCTCTGAGGTAGTCTCTGTAGTAGTCTTTCTTATCTTAGATTGCGGGGTTGCAGCAGTCCTGTTTGCGGGATTCCCGCAATCTGGCGTGCTGGATTCCGGCGGTCCAGATTGCGGGGGCTCTGCACTCTTGATTGCGGGATTCCCGCAATCTTGATTGCGGGCGGCTTCGGCGGTCAGCAGCTGGGCCTCCAGCTCCTGGAAGTTCACGCGGTAGAACAGCTTGGCGGGGATGCCGCGGCGCTCCTCCTCCATCGCGCCCAGGGCGATCAGGCGCTTGCGGGCCGTCTCTTGCTCGGCCCGCCTGAGCCCCGTCTCTTCCTCCCACTCCACCTGGGACTTGAAGAACCAGCCGTCCTCGTCTTCGCTGCGGCGCGCCCAGTACACGGCCTGGGACAGCATGAGAGCCCCGGTCACACCGATGCCCAGCCCCACGAAGGAGCGCTGGAACGCGATCGGCCGATCCAGATAGTTCGCCAGGTTCATGCCTGGGGCCCTCCTTGCGCCTTCCGCGCCTGATGCTTGCCCCAAAGCCCCGCGACCCACTCCACGCCCTTCGGCGTGAACTTCGTGGTGTTGAAGGCATGCTCGTTCGCGGTAGCCACTCCCGACCGCACGACGAAGCGCCCGGCCTCGATGTGGCTCTGGTAGGCGGTCCACTCCCCGCCCAGGCGGTACATGACCTTCTCCTCCTGCAGGAACGCCCGGAACTCGTGTTCGTTGGCCCGCAGGAGCTTGGCGACCTGGCGAAAGCCCATGGCGCCGTGGGCGGCCACGTATCGGTCCACGTACTCCACCTTCGGCGCGGCCTCCGCCAGCAGCGCTTGCTGCTGCTCGATCTGCTCCGCCTGTTCGGCCGCGAGGCGCAGGGCCTGGGCCATCGTGCGCGGCAGCGCGGGGGCGGCCTGGGCCTCCAGCTCCTGCCAACGATCGACCACGCGGGCCGTGAACTCGGGCGACAGCCGGGCGATCAGCACCAGCGAGTCGCGCTTGCTCAGCCGGCACTCCATGTAGGTCTGCCCGTTCTGCGGGTTGGTCCAGGGGGTCTCCTGAATTTCAGGGCACACCCCCGACTCCCGCAGCGAGCGGCAGACGGGCATCACGTTGTCGTGGCGCTTCCCGGTCAGCTCGGCGATCTCGCGGCTGCTCATCGTCAGGGGCAGCGCTCCCTGGGTTGCGAGGATCGCGCTCATTGCCCCGTGCCCTCCGATTCGGGGGCCCCGAACGGGCCTATGAGCTTCGCGAGCGCGTCGATACGCTTCGAGTCATGGCTGATCTTGTCCACCACCATTTGCCGGTACGTCTTGCCGTGCACCAGCGCGTAGATGCAGTCGCGGAGAACCCCGGCCGTGTCCAGACCGCGCGCAGCACAGTGCTGCAACCACAGCTCGTGGGTCACTTCATCGATCTTGGTCTTGGCGTCGCAGGTCAGCTTGCCGAGCGGGCCTGCGACACCTCGGGCGAACATGGGGTCGTCGTGGTCTTCTGGGGTCGTGCTCATGCGTCCGCCGGTGTGGTTCGTAGGGATGAGCTCTGGGAAGGGGTGCCCTCCCCGGCCGCTCCGGAGTTCGGAAGATCAGCAACCTGGGGTTCCCAGGAGCGGCAGTGCTCAACCAGGGTCGCCAGGTGATGGCGCTCAGCGTTCAGGTCGGGGGATTCATCCAGAGTGCGCGCCACCGAGGCGAGCATCTGAAAAACACGTTCTTTCGGAGAGCGGTCATTCATGTCAGTACGTCCTGAAATCAAACCAGGTGAGCGTGGATCGGCCTGCCCACATCGATCTGGAGGAGGTGGTAGAGCTGCGCGCGCGGGCAGAGCAACTGGTCGCGATTGCGAGGAATACGCTGCGCTCTGCCAGCGGGCTCGCCCGATCTCGGCGTCCACAGGATTGAGGGGCGCGACCTGGGCAGACTGCAAGCGAGCAACGTCTGATCGCGCCTTGGCGCGCAGGTCTTCGAGCGAAGGAATGGCGGGGGTCCGGTCAGCCATGGTTCACCTCCTTCTGCGGGGCGGCCAGAAGGACGAGCACGGGCCCAACGACAATCGAAGCAGCGATGACCCTGAACAGCAAGCCGTCCCCAACGATGAAGCCGACCATTGCCAGAGCCAACAGATGGATCGCCAAAAAGGCGCTGTTGCAGGCGCGCCAGAAGCGCTTTCTCCGAGCTGCGGCGATCCTGCATTGGGGCAGGTTCGTGGGTGTAGGCATTTCCGTGTGGGTTCTGCAATCGGTCATGCGCACCGCCCCCGCACAGACTTGGCTGCGCACCGCGTATGCGCTGATCGCGCTGGCGTACCTGTGGATGGATCTGCACTACACGTCACAGCGGCTGCGAAGGAAGACATGGCGACGCTGAATCGCTCAGCCATGGCCAACCTCCCCTGCTGGGGCCTGGGCGCCCTGGTCTGCCAGCTCGGGCCAGATCAGGTGCCAGTCGTCAGGGAAAAGCTCTTTGCGTGTGGCCACGCCACGGGCTTCAGCGACGGGCGCGAGCCTGATCAGCTTGGCATCGGGGATGCGCCCGGCCTCTTTCCACCCTGAAACGGATGGTGGTTTGACATCCGTCAGCTTCGCGACCTCATAGGTGCCGCCGAGAGCGTTGATCAGTTGAAGTGCGTCCATGCCGACATATTAGGCATGCCTTACATTCGTGTCAATAGGCATGCCTTACCATAAAACCGTAGGCTTGCCTAATGCAAAGTACTCTTGCGGATCGCGTGAAATTGGCCTTGGCTGGCCCCCCGAAGAGGACTCAGAAGGACCTAGCAAAGGCGTGTGGACTCAGACCCCCGTCGGTAAACGGGTGGGTGACAGGAGAGACCAAGACGATTGAAGGGGCCAATCTGGTTTCAGCAGCGGCCTTCTTGGGTGTGAGTCCGATGTGGCTTGCGAAGGGTATCGGGCCCATGCGCCCTGATACCGCCCCGCCCGAAGACGATGATGACTTCCAAGACGTCATGCGGGTGGACGTTCGACTCGCCGGCGGAGACGGTGCGCTCGCCGGACTTGAGGAGGCTATTGGCAACCTCAAGTTCGCGGGTAGTTTCCTGCGCGCCTGCAAGGTGTCGCCCAGCAAGGCTCGAGTCGTGGATGTCCGTGGTCACAGCATGCACCCAACCATTCCCGATGGAGCTGTGGTCCTGATCGATGTGGGTTCAAGGGAGCCGGAACACAATGGCATCTTCGCCCTGGCCAGGCCCGTCGAAGGACTTATCGTAAAAAGGTTGAAGAAGACCGATGACGGCTGGGTCGCGTTCTCCGACAACCCTGTAAACAAGCCCATCCCCATCAATGATGGAGAGCCGATGAAGATTATCGGGAAGGCAGTTTGGATGGGGGTTACGTTGTAAAAAGCAGGCGCTTTGTTCTGCACGGAGGGTGTCATGAGAAAGCTATGGTGCTGCACAGGTATTGCTGCGTTGGCGTTGCTGGGGGAAAATGCGCATGCATTCAATCTATCCTGCGCTGTCGGGGCGAAATGCATTAATTCACAGGGCACTTCCATTCCGTCCAAGCAAGTGCTGGAAATGATGGAACGCTGCAGCGAATTCACTGCAGGCGGCGTGGGTCGGCAAGTGCTCAAGCTGTCGATTCACGAAATCATTCAGAGATCTGGCAAGAACCCAGGGCACCCTTTGTACTCCGCGTACTACGCTTTCAACGAGCTCTACGACAGTCCGCTTCGCTTTGACAGAAAAGCCGATGTGGGCCAGACGAGTTACGAACAAATCGCTCGGTCCTGCCAACAACTTGAGCGCGACTTTGATCGATGGGCCCAGTGATCTCTACTTCACATCAGCAAAGAAGAACCCGGCCTGTACCGCGCACGTCTGGTGGACTGGGACACCGGCGAGGTAGAGTTCGACGGCCCGAGCATTTCTCACCTCATCCGCTCCACGGCCGCAGGCGCGCCGGCGGCGTCCGCCATCCATGTCTGGTACGAGCATGTCAGCATCGGCACCACATCTGTCCAGGCCATGCGCCATGATGCCGAGACACTGGCCCAACGGCTGATGGTGCTGCACGGGCAGTACCGGTAGCTCACGCACACCCCTCGGCCCATTCCGCCCCGCGAGTTGCCCTCGCCTCGGGCGCCGGAATAGAGGCCCTGCTCCGGCTGCCCCACCGATAGCCACAACCACAGCCATCGCTGCAGCTCCGGAGAAGTTGCACTTCTCGGGCCATTTCCTCAAATAAATTAGGCATGCCTATTGACAGGCAAGTAAGGCATGCCTAATATTCACCCATGCCGCAGCGAAGAGCAACGCGGCATGGGGCCCGATCCATCGAGAGCAGCCCGACACGTTCACCCGCGGGCGGCAGCGGAATAGAAAAGGTCGCCAGTGCGAAGGCTAGTAGCGCTCTGCCCCCGGATGGGACACGGCAACGCGAACGAGATATGGCGAAGGAAGGAAACGACCGGCTGCCGATGCACTGCGAAATCCATCCGCTGGGTTCAATACGGCGGTGCGGCATCACGGGAGGCCAAGAGCAAGAACGACCGGCGCGCGAGCGCTGACCACCTCGGGAAAGTAGCGAGGACCATCATCGAAGCGTGCGGCCCAGTGCCCCGTATGGGTGACACGCACCTGCACGCGTGGCGCTTCGATGATGGTGAATGCGAAGCCCTCCGCTGCGCCGAAAGCGTGCGCAGCTCGGTGGAGCATGTGTGGCGCCCGACGGCCCGCTTGCAACGCACTGCATGACCAGCCCGGCAAAGTAGCGGGCCCCATCACCCAGCGCTCTCACGTCGAGGGCGTTTCTGTTTTTCAAGGAGCACGCCATGACTCGCGCACGCACCACGGCCTTCATCTTCCGGGATGCCGACTACTTCGCCGCACACCTCAACGACGGCGGCGTCCGCATCGGGATCGTTGGCGGCGTCTGCTACGACATCCCAGTCGGCCATGCTCACCATGCCCGTGCCGCAGAAGCGAACACCCGCGCCGCCGTCGAGGATCTGCACGACGAGTTGACCAGCGCCACGGCGTGATCCCACCGCGCAGCGCCTGCCCACAGCGGACGCTGCCCAGTGCGCTCCCGCACCCAGTTTTCGCCGCGCGCGCCGTTTCGCTCCTCCCTCCCTCTCTGGTTGGCGCGCACCACGCGGCCTTTCTTTTCGGTGATCCCGCTCAGGGCCGCCTTTCCACCGCGCCGGGGGAGTTCTCCTCCCCTCTCTCTCTTCCCCCGGCACGCCCCCTGGGGCAGCGGTCTTTCTACAACCCGGCCCCGCCCGGGGCCCCAGCCCCACGGAGTCTCGCATGCCTGACGATTTCGTGCTGCCCTACCGCGACCCTGCCGGGAAGCGTTTCGTGCTCATCGGTCCCAGCTGCTACGGCCCCGTGCCCACCTTCCTGCGGTCGGTGGCCGATGTGCGCTGGCTGCTGCAGCAGTACCGGGCAGACGGGTGCCACGCTGGCGTCACCGCCTGGCAGCGCCCGACGGCCGCGGCACCGTGGCAGCTGATGCCCGCCGCGGCCTGACGCCGCCCACCACCTTCCCAGCCGGGCCGGGGGCTCTCCTCCCTCCCTCTCTCTTCCCCCTGCAGCCCTTCGATGGGCAACCGGCTTTTTCTCTTCCCATGCCCGCCTTCAGTGGGCTTTTTTTCGCCTTGAACATGACCGATCCCTACCTGGACTTCCTGCGCAAGAAGATCAAGCTCGCCAGCTTCGCCGGCTTCGACGTGGCACCAGAAGAGGTGAACCCGAAGCTGAAGCCCCACACCCGCGACATCGTGCGCTGGGCGGCCAAGGGCGGGTGTCGGGCGATCTTCGCGAGCTTCGGCCTGCACAAGACCGTGACGGCGCTGGAACTGATGCGCCTGGTGGGCACGCGCCGGCCCGGCATTCGCGGCATCGTCGCGCCGCTGGGCGTGCGCCATGAGTTCATCGGCCAGGCCGCGGAGCATTTCAAGGGCGCCCACGCCATCGACGTGCGCTTCGTCCGCCGGGACAGCGAGATCGACGACGAGCGCACCATCTACCTCACCAACTACGAAGCCATCCGCGAGGGCAACATCAGCCCCGCGCGGTGGATCGCATCCAACCTGGACGAGGCCGACGTGCTGCGCAGCTACGGCAGCAAGACCTACCAGGAGTTCTTGCCCGCCTTCGCGCCGGTGGAGTTCAAGTTCGTGCAGACGGCCACACCCAGCCCGAACCGGTACAAGGAGCTGATCCACTATGCCGGCTACCTGGGGGTGATGGACACGGGCCAGGCCCTGACCCGGTTCTTCCAGCGCGACAGCGAGCAGGCCGGCAACCTCACCCTGTACCCTCACAAGGAAAAAGAATTCTGGCTGTGGGTGGCGTCCTGGGCAGTCTTCATCCAGCGCCCGAGCGATCTAGGCCACTCCGATGAAGGTTACGCGCTGCCGGCGCTGGATGTGCGGTATCACGAGGTGCCGAGCAACTACGAGACGGCCGGCGCCGAGAAGAGCGGCCAGGGCCTGCTGATCCCAGACGTGGCCCTGGGCCTGTCGGCCGCCGCGACCGAGAAGCGGGCCAGCATGCCCGCGCGGATCGACAAGGTGCGCGAGATCGTGGATGCGGATCCTCGGGACAGCTTCGTTATCTGGCACGACCTCGAAGACGAGCGCCACGCCCTGCAGGATGCGATCCCGGAGGCCGTGAGCGTGTGGGGCACGCAGGATCTGGATGAGCGAGAGGACCGCATCGTGGGCTTCGGCGATGGCGCCTTCCGGCTGTTGTCCACCAAGCCGGTCATCGCCGGCGCGGGCTGCAATTTCCAGCGGCACTGCCACCGCGAGGTGTTCGCTGGAATCGGCTTCAAGTTCCGCGATTTCATTCAGGCCATCCACCGCGTGCACCGCTTCGGGCAGACCAAGCCGGTGCGAATCGACATCATCCACACCGAGGCCGAACGGGAGGTGTTGCGCAAGATGCAGGAGAAGTGGCGGCAGCACGACGAAGTGCAGGCCCAGATGAGTAACCTAATCCGCACCTACGGCTTGGACCAGCTGGCCATGCACGAGACGCTGGCCAGGACGATCGGTGTGGAGCGGCGGGTGGTCAAGAGCGACCTCTTCGAAGTGGCCCACAACGACTGCGTGCTGGAGGCTCGCGAGCAGCCGGAGAACTCGGTGGACCTGATCGTGACCAGCATCCCGTTCGCCAACCACTACGAGTACAGCCCCAGCTATAACGACTTCGGGCACACGGAGGGCAATGCGCACTTCTGGGAGCAGATGGACTTCTTGACGCCGGAGCTGTACCGGATCCTGAAGCCCGGGCGGATCGCGGCGATCCATGTGAAAGACCGGGTGCTGTTCGGGAACGTGACCGGTCTGGGACGGCCCAGCATGGACTACTTCCACGAGGAGGCGTCCATGCACCTGCGCAAGCACGGCTTCCACAAGCTGGCCATCGTGACCATCACCACCGATGTGGTACGTGAGAACAACCAGACCTACCGCCTCAGCTACTCGGAGATGTGCAAGGACAGCACGAAGATGGGCACGGGCTGCAGCGAGTACCTGCTGGTGTTCTTCAAGCCTCAGACCGACCTTTCACGCGGGTATGCCGATGTGCCGGTGGCCCGGGCCAAGGCGGACTACAGCCTCGGCCGCTGGCAGATCGACGCGCATGCCTACTGGCGCTCGAGCGGAGACCGGCTGCTGGCTGCCGAGGAGATGGCGGCGATGGGCCCGGGCAAGCTGGCCAAGTTCTTCACGGACGACAGCCTGCGGCGTATTTACGACTACCGGCGCCACGTTGCCATCGGCGAGCAGCTGGAGGAGCGCGGCGCCCTGCCCCGCGAATTCGCCTGCCTGCAGCCCGGGAGCCCCGACCCGAACGTGTGGACCGACATCGCGCGCATGCGAACCCTGAACGGGGAACAAGCCAACCGGTCCGTCGAGAAGCACATCTGCCCGCTGCAGTTCGACATCGTGGACCGCGCGATCGAACGCTGGAGCATGCGTGGCGAGAAGGTATATGACCCGTTCCACGGGCTCGGCACGGTCGGCGTGCGCGCCATCAAGCTCGGCCGGCGCGCCGGCGGGAGTGAACTGAACCCGGGCTACTTCGCCGACCAGGTGCACTACCTGCAGGCGGCCGAGCGTGAGGCCAGCATGCCGTCGCTCTTTGACACCCTGGAGGCCTGACCCGCCTCGCCCCTCCGAGCCCGCCCCGTGCGGGCTCTTTTCGTTTCTGGAGAACCCCCATGGACATCCATCACCCCGCCATGCGCGACACCACGCAAGCCCCCGCCCCGGAGACCCCCAGCACATTCCTCGGCACCGCCGCGTTGGCGGTGCTGGCCTTCGGGCTGCTGATCTGGGCCCAGCACGACGACAGCCAAGCAGACACCCGCCACCGGGCAGCCGCCGAGCAGGCCCACGTCGAAGCCGCCGAGGCGCGCCGCGCCGCCGCAGCAGCCCGCGCGTGCGAGCCCGGCACCACGCCCGCCTGGATCGACGCCACCACCGTGCAGTGCCTGCGCGCCCGCTGATCGCCCCCCTTCCCTCAACCGGCCCGCCGCGCGCGGGCCATCACCCAGGAGAGCACCGTGCCCAAGCTCATCAACCCCACCCTGCAGGCCAAGCGCCAGTCGGTGGTCGATTTCCTCGCCAACGCCGTTCCGTCGGTGGCGGAGGAGGCGACCGACGGCCTCAACGACCTCGTGCACGCCACCACCGAAACCGGCAAGGCCGGCGAAATGACCATCAAGATCAAGATGCGCCCCATCGGCGGCAAGGCCGGCCAGATGGAGATCGAGGCCGAGGTCAAGACCAAGCTGCCGCAGCCGACGCGCGGCAAGACCATCCTCTTCGCGACCGCGGACAACAACCTGCAGCGCACCGATCCGCGCCAGCAGACCCTGGACGGCGTCCGCGACGTGAACCAGGAATCCGTCGCCCAGCAGGGTGGGGTGCGCAGCGTAGCGCCCGAGGCGAAGCAGCCCCTGCGCGCAGTCACCCACTGATCCCGTCTCCCCCACCCGTCCATTTCAAGGAGAACCCATGGACATGAATGAAACCAAGACCGAAACCGCGGCGCAGGAAGTCATCGCAGCCAGCCACCAGCACGTGCGCGACGTGTACGGCACACCGCTGGTGATCCTGCCCGAAGGCTTCAAAGTCGGCCTGATACCCGAGCTCCTGCCGGCCCCAACCCGGAAAAAGGGCACCACGCTCCTGAACGATGCCGAATCCTTCGTGGCGGTCGTGAACGACCAGAAGGGCGCGGACACCCGCCTGTTCAGCACCATCGACCCACCCACGTTCACCGCGGTGTTCAACCACCATGCGGCCGACGCAGGCTGGGGCGATCACCGCGCGCGGTACAACGCCCCGCTGGCCTCCGAGTGGGCGGCCTGGACCGGCATGGACGGCAAGAAGCAGAACCAGGTGGACCTCGCCCAGTTCATCGAGAACAACCTGGTGGACGTGGCATTCCTGGAGCCCAAGGATGGGCACCCCGGCAGCCCGGACGGTTCCACGCTGCTGGAGGTGTGCCGCACGCTCGAGGCCAAGAAGAAGGTGGACTTCAAGTCCGCGATCCGCCTGGCAGATGGCAGCACGCAATTCACGTACGACGAGGACGTGCAGGGCAGCGCGCGCCAGGGCCAGCTTCAGGTGCCCGAGCAGTTCAGCCTCGCCATCCCCGTGTTCGAGAACGGCGCCAAGTGGCGCGTGGACGTGCGGCTGCGCTACCGCATTCAGGACGGCGGCAACCTGGTGATGTGGCTGGAGCTGATCCGCCCGCAGAAGGTGATCGAGGGCGCGGTGCTGGAGCTGCGCGAGCAGATCGCCAAGGACACCGGCCTGCAGATCCTGAACGGCACGCCCAGCTCCTGAGAGAGCGGCCGCCACCAGCGGCCCATGACGGGCTGGATTTATCCGCCCGTCACCTCTCGGACTACATGCTGCCCGTAATGCACGGCGGCGATCCGCGCGAGGTCATCTGTCGGATAACTCTGATCCTTGAGCGGGCGCCGATCTACGACCGTCTCGATCCGATGGCCCCCTGCTGGGTGCCGGTCAATGCGGTAGTAGGCGGCCCAGCTGCCATCGGGCAGTTGCACTGCGTCGCCGTAGACCAGGAAATCCCCCTCTTGCCAAGGATTCAGGGTCGGCAGGTGCTCAACGTTTTCCATGGCACCTCCTTCATCCGCGATGGCTGCTGCCGGCGTCAATTTGACGGGCCGCCGCTTCAAATGCCGCGTCCCTTGCCGCACGCGCGGTCGGGTAACCCGAGCTGGGGAGAGGGACCTTCACATCTTTGCCGTTTTCCCCCACTACGTACGCGTGAGCGATGAAGTCATCCGAGAGGACGTTCCACCCGAGATGCACTCGGATCCGGCTTCCTTTGTAAGGCGACTCCCATCTTTGGGGCGATTCTTCGGTGCCAATCTGGACTGGTCGGATCCGGTCGTCAGAACTTACGATTTTCATCTCCACCTCCTTGGTTGAGCATCGAGTATGACCGAATACACCACCGGCGGGCGAGCGCCTCATACTTTTGGGCGAGGGCCGCGAGCCCGCCTGATCGCCCCACCCCACCAGCCCGCCATGCGCGGGCTTTTTTCATTCTCCCGAGGACACCATGCCCGCACCGAAGAAGGAAACGTGACATGAACCTCCGCCAGCTGAAGAACCAGGACAGGCGCGCCGCCGCGCTGATGATCGGCGCGGGCGATTTCTCCCCTGACGCCTTTGGCCCCGGCCGCGATGGCCGCTGGCATGTCGAATGGCGGTGCAGCTACGAATACGACGAGTGGGACAGTTGCCCAGCCTGGGAAAAGTGGATGGGCATGCGAGCGTGGGAGCACCCCAGCGCCTGCGCGTGGTACGGATTCGATGACCGCACGGGCGAGCCGATCCCAGAGGACCAGCGCCCGCGCGGCATGCGACCCCACGAGGCCCGCGAGTTCTACGCGCTGCGCGCCCCCGCCGGCTTCCGCTGGCGCGGCCGCCGCGTGGTGCCCGTGGACAAGCACGGCGCCATGGTGCGACGCGCAAGGCGCTGAATCCCCGCCGCCGCGGCGGACACCAGGATGATGAGGTGGAGGGGGTCGATCGCTATGAAGAGCTGCATACCGGTTCCTTTCAGAGCCCGCCGCCAGGTGAACAGCACCCAGTCCGGCGCGACTTGTTCCCACTGTTCCACCAAATCTGAAAAACAGGCTGCGGCACGATTTCAGACTTGACAACCCACTGATACCACCTGGCCCGCCGCGAGCGGGCTTTTCCTTTTCGGAGCCCGCATGAAGCGTGACGCCTTCACCCTCCCGCTCGCATTCCCCGGCGAGCTGATCATCGACAACTTCGCCGGTGGTGGCGGTACGTCCACCGGGCTGGAGGCCGCATTCGGCCGGCCCGTGGACATCGCCATCAACCACGACCCCGAGGCGCTGGCCATGCACGCCATCAACCACCCGCACACCCAGCACCTGTGCGAGAGCGTGTGGGATGTGGACCCAATCGCCGTGACCGGCAACCAGCCAGTGGGACTGGTGTGGCTGTCGCCTGACTGCAAACACTTCTCGAAGGCCAAGGGCGGCACGCCCGTGGCGAAGCACATCCGCGGCCTGGCCTGGGTGGGCATGCGTTGGGTGGCGCTCTGCAAGCCCCGCGTGCTGATGTTGGAGAACGTCGAGGAATTCCAGACCTGGGGCCCGCTGCTGGTCGGGGCCGACGGGACCGCGCGGCCGGACCCCGCGCGCAAGGGCAAAACGTTCCAGAGCTTCGTGCGGCAGCTGCGCGCGCACGGGTACGCAGTGGACTGGCGCGAGCTGCGCGCCTGCGACAACGGCGCGCCGACGATCCGCAAGCGCCTGTTCTTGATCGCGCGCCGCGACGGCCTGCCGATCCAGTGGCCCGAGCAGACGCACGCCGCGCCCACCGATCGCCGCGTGCTCGCCGGAAAGCTGGCGCCCTATCGCACGGCGGCCGACTGCATCGACTTCAGCCTGGAGGCGGCCAGCATCTTCGACCGCCAGCGGCCGCTGGCCACCAACACCCTGCGCCGCGTCGCGAAGGGCCTGTTCCGGCACGTCCTGACCAGCGCGTCGCCCTTCATCGTGGGCGTGGGCGGCCGCATGGGCCAGAGCCCCGCGCGCAGCGTGCACTCGCCCCCCCCCGCGCAGACCATCACGGCCAAGGCGGACAGCTGCATCGCGCAGCCGGTGCTGACGCCCTACATGGTCAACACCCGCAACGGCGAGCGCGCGGGCCAGCAGCCGCGCGTGCGTGGCGCCCAGGAGCCGTATTGGACGGTGACGGGCTTGGGATCGCAGGGCGCGCTCGCGGCGCCGGTCATGACGCCGTTCCTCACCGAGCACGCCAACAGCAGCAACCAGCGGACCATGGCGGCCGACGAGCCCCTGCGCACGATCTGCGCCCAGGTGAAAGGCGGGCACTTCTCGGCTGTCGCGCCGGTGATCGCCCCGCTGCGCGGCACCAGCGAGCAGCACCTGCAGGGCGACGACGCCCGGGAACCGCTGTCCACCGTATCCGCAGGCGGCACGCACCACGCCCTGGCCGGCGCCGTGCTGGCAGCCGCGATCGTCACCAACACCACCGGGCACCCCGGCGCGACGGCGGACACGCCGCTGGCCACCATCACCACGGGCGGCCACCACGCCATGGCGGCGGCCGCGCTCATCCCCGTGGCGCATGGAGAGCGCCGGGCCGGCGAGACGCGCACCGCGGACCTGGACGACCCAATCGGAACGCTGCATGCCGGCGGCGGGGCGTTCGCGCTGTCCGCCGTGCACCTCACGCACCTGACCCACCACGGGGATCGGCCGGGCCGGCAACCCGACCAGCCCCTGCCCACCATCACGGGTGCGCACCGCGGCGAGCAGGCCATGGTGGCCGCGATGCTGGAGCAGGCCAACGGCGGCTTCTACGACGGCGACGGCCGGCCCGTCGAAGCCCCGGCCAGCACCATCACCAGCAGCGGGGCACAGCAGCGACTGGTGACGGCCTACCTGGTGAAGTACTACAGCGAGGGTGGCCAGGACAGCGCCTGCGGCGCGCCGATGCACACCGTGCCGACCAAGGCACGCATGGGCCTCGTGCAGACCGTTCAGGTGCCGGCCGACTGCCTGGCGCCGGAGCACCAGGCCCGCGCGCGGCAGTGCGCCGAGCTGCTGCACACGCACCTGCCCGAGCAGTTTCCCGACCCGGCCGGCCTGGTGCTGATGCAACACGCTGGCCAGTGGTGGGTGCTGGTGGACATCACGCTGCGCATGCTCAAGCCGGTGGAGCTGTTCCGCGCCCAAGGCTTCCCGGCGGACTACGTGATCCACGAGATCCCGGACCCCGCCCTGCTCTTCGCAGGCGGCAAGCAGGCAGCCCACCCGCTGGAGGTGCCGCGCATCCCGCTCACCGCCACGGCGCAGGTCCGTATGTGCGGCAACAGCGTCAGCCCGCCGCAGGCCGAGGCCCTGGTCCGGGCCAACTTCGGCCACGAGACGGCATGGATGGCCGTCGCCGCATGACCCCCGCCCGCACCAGCGGGCATGTTTTTTGGAAGCCCCATGTCCCGAGCCCCCACCCTTCCCCTCTACACGCCGCCGGATGGCACCTACCTTGGCACCGAGCTGCAGCGATCCCCCGGCATCCCCGCCGACCGCTACCAGGCCTTCGAGCTTCCGAGCCGAATGGGCGACCGCCTGCACTACCCCGACGGCCGGGTGGAGCCCTTCCCGGAGCCCCTGGCATGAGCACGCCGAGCGAAACCATCGCAGAGCGCCGCGCCCGGCTTTCCACCCCCGACGCGCTGCGCGCCGCCGCCCGCGCGCGGGATCTGTGGTGGCAGCAGCGCCAGACCCACCTGCGGTGCGCCAGCTGCGGCGCCCCCATCACCCACCGGCCCGCCGAGGGCCAAGGCCTGCCCTGCGGGCACTGATCCACAACACAGGAGGAAACCGTGGCTGCAACTGCATACCCTTTGACCTGGCCCGAGGGCTGGAAACGCACACCGGACGCATCGCGCACGCCCGGCGCATTCGGCTCTCAGAAGAAAAACCGCTACGGGACGGCCCGCAAGGAAAACGTCACCATCGCCGAAGCCACGGGCCGGCTGCTGGCAGAACTGGAGCGCATGGGCGCCGCGCAGCGATCCATCGTGCTGTCCACCAACCTGGTGCTGCGGCAGGACGGGCTGCCGCGCTCCGGCCAGGCCGCGCCGCGCGACCCCGGCGCCGCGGTCTACTGGGACGACCCCTACAACCGCCAGCCCCGGTGCATGGCCATCGACCGGTACACGCGGGTCGAACAGAACATCGCGGCCCTGGCGGCCACCGTCGAAGCCATGCGAGCCATCGAGCGGCACGGCGGCGCCGTGGTGCTCGAACGGGCTTTCACCGGCTTCTCGGCCCTGCCCGCGCCCATCGTCGCCGGGATGAAGCGGCATTGGCGCGACGTGCTGGGGTTCCAACCCGACGCGCGCGTGACCGCGCAGACCCTGGCCGATCGCTACCGGATCCTCGCGTCCGCCAACCACCCAGACTGCGGCGGCGATGCCGAACGGATGGCCGACATCAACCGCGCCCGGGAGGAAGCGCAGCAGGAGATCGCGAATGGCTGACCGCCCCATCCTCTTCAGCGCACCCATGGTGCGCGCCCTGCTCGCAGGGACGAAGACCCAGACGCGGCGTGTCTGGAAGCTGCCGCGTGGCTGCCAGTGGTATGCCGAGTTGGGAGGCGAATCCGAGGGCTGGGTCATCGATCCGGGCCAACCCTGGTGGCTGCATGTTGACGAATTCCGCTGCCCCTACGGCCAGCCGGGCGACCGGCTCTGGGTGCGCGAGGCCTGGCGCACTGTTGCCGAGGCCGATGCACTTCCGCCTCGCGACCTGAACGAAGCGCACCGCATCTGGAATGAGGCCGATGCGCCGCATCAGCCGGGCGCGGGCAAGCTACGCCCGGGCATGTTCATGCCCCGCTGGGCCAGCCGCATCACGCTGGAGATCACGGCCGTGCGCGTCGAGCGCCTGCAGGACATCAGCCGCGAGGACGCCATGGCCGAGGGCATCGTCATCCAGCCCGATGGCGGCTACGGCCTCGCCGACACCACCCACTACCACGCCACCGACCCGCGGCAGAGCTATTTCTCGCTGTGGGAAGCCATCAACGGCCCGGGCAACGTCGAGGCCAACCCCTGGGTGTGGGCCGTGACGTTCCCCGCGGTGGGCCCAGGCCATGGGTAGGCGCCGCCGCTTCCGCTGGACCCGGAAGACCTACCGGGAGGCCCACCGCGCCGCCCGGGTCTTCGACGGCTACGGCTTCATGTACCACGACGAGCCGCCGATGGTGGCCCGATTCCGTGAGCTGTGGGAAGCACACCCCCAGCACGAAGACCCTCTCACCCGACCACTTTGGGCGCGCCGGCCGCCCGGCGATGACGACGTCCCTTTCTGAAGGATCAACATGACCACCAATACCGACACCACCGACCACACCGCCGCCCGCACCACCTGGGTGGAGCAATGCGCAGCCCGATTCATTTTCCGAGGCGGCCTCGATGCCGCCGGGGCGACGGATTTCGCGGAAGCCTGCGCCGAGCAAGAGGCCGACATCAACGGCCCGGACCCAGCCGAATGGGAGAAGCCGGAAGACGTCGCCGACGAAGACATGAG